GCCGTACCCTGCGCCGGCTGCCGAGCCGTATTGCAACATGGGGTTAGCAGCCAATTGATTTGCAACGCTGCTTGTGATGCCGGTGGTATTTTTAGCAATCGCCCCTGCACCCGATACCATTGGAATCGTTGATGCAATTGACGTAGCAATGTCACCCACGACTTGTTCGCTTGGCAATACATTAGCCAAACCTGTTCGAGTGTCCATAACAGACGTTTCTCTAGGTTTGGGCAATCTCAACAGATCGGCTAACTTTGTGCCGTAAGTTGACATTGATGCTGCTGGTGGCCCACCGGCAAGTTGTGAAAGTGCGCTAACACCCATTCGCATAGGCTCTAACGGCAAACCTAATGTGTTGGCTGCACCTTCAATTGCGTACCGGCCTGTCAGCCCAACCTGTCGAGGGAAGTCTGTAACCGCCGACATAATGCTTTCGCCTGTTGATTTCTCAGGCGGTGGCGGTGGTGGCGTTTGGGCATGAAACGTATTAGCAAGTTTCCACGCCTCCGCCTCGTCTTTGGCATCTACCTCGTAAACTTCTTTGCCAATCTTTACTTCAAAAGTGGCTGTTGTCATTTTGGAGTGATCCTACGAACAGAGCCTGGCGGTGGTGCAGTTGGCGTAGCTGCGTATTTCTCGTTCAGCCCAATAACGGTTTCCAACGCTGCCATGCGTGTTTGATAAGGCTTATTTGGGTTTGCAACGTCAGCTGCCGATTGTTGATACAGCAATCTATCTGCATCACTTTGCGGGCCTTCCATTCTAGGAATGTTAGACGTTAATGCGCCGCCAATAACTCGCAATTGCCCATCGGCTTTTGATTTGTCTGTTGGAATACCCGCAGCATCGGTTGCCATTGTAAACAAGCTACTAATCAAACCAGATGATGATTGTGGCAATACTTTCTTTGCTCTTTCTGCCAAATCAAGAACCGTCTGACCTTGCGTAGTTTTTACGTCAGGTTTAGCCAGCAATGGGCTACCTGTGTTTGCAGCTTCAACAGCTTGTGATCTTGGCACAAAAGAGGCTTTACCATCTTTGTCATAAACCGTCATAAGATCAAGTTCAGCCTCTGCTTGCCCCGTAGCTTTAGCAACCATACCTTTAAATTTAGCAGTCAATTCCGCTGCTTGTGCAATTGGAACGGCAGTAAGTTTGCCATCAATTCGAATAAGTTGCGTGTTTTCCGGTGGAGCTGGCGCTGCTTGCGTAGTCACACCTGATGCCCCTGTAACTGATGCATTTGGCGCAACAACTAGCGACGTACCTTTTTCTAATGCCGCTTTTGCATACTTTGTAAATTCTGGGTTTGGTGTTCCATCAGGCAATGTCGGGAAAATACCCGCATCAGCCAATAGTTGACGTAAATCAGTTCCTTTATCAATTGGCTCGTAATTAGTCATGTCGAACTTGCCACGATTATCAGGCTGCACATATTCGTTTTTGCCAGTAACTTTATTTCTGACAAACATTGGCGTCATTGACGATGGCATATTTACGTTAGTAATAGAACGACTAGCTTGCGCTTGTTGCGTCTTGTATTGGTCAATTGTGCCTTTGTAACCCTGTTGTACTGCAAGACGGTATTCAGCCAATGGGCCAGATTCTTGTTTGCCTAATCTCTCGTATTCTAGTTTTGCAACTGGTGCGGCATAAGGGTTGTTACTCATTAGCATTTGCACAAGCCTTTGATTCTTTTGATCTGGGCTTAATGGCGCACCGCTTGTTGGTGCAATAGCTGCCTGTGGTGCTACAGCAGGCTGATAAGCCACGGCAGGCGTTTCTACGTTGCCCGACGGTGCTGTTTGCAGATTTGGATTGTCCTCAAAGTCAGCGCCCATCGGGGTATATGACGTTGCAGGACGAGCTTGAATCTCAGGCATACCCATGACTGCGGCACGACCAGGCGAGGCAGTCGGGTTAAGACTTGACAACATTTGTTGCGCTTCGGCTCTTGCCTCTTGGTTTAGCTTGATGCGTTCTTCATCGCCCGTACCTCTTGCACCCATGTACGCTTGCAAGACTTTAGCAAGTCCCGATAATGGACTGATTGGCGCTTGAATACCTTGATAGCTTTGAATATCAATAGGCTGAAACGCCTGCTGCTGCATGATCTGCGCTAATTTTTCGTTACGCTGAATTGCCGCTAACCGAGTGTTGTAGTCCAAATCCATGATTAAGTCCCCATGTCACCCGTGTAATTGCCGCCTTGAGCGTTACCACGGTCAAACATCCCGCCAGTTTGCGCTTGACCAAGTTTCAACCGTGCCATGTAATCTTGATAGTCTTGCATTTGATTCTGTTGGCTTGCTTGTTGATACATTTTCATTGCGTCTTGAGCGCCACCAAACGGGTTTTGAGCCTGTGGCATTTGCCCCATGTCTTGACCTTGCAGCTGAGTCGGCTGAGCTTGCTGTTGCAGCATTTGAGCCATTTTCTGCTGTGGTGACAAATTAACGTATTGGTTCAACATTATAGTTTCCCGTAATTAACCATCATATAACCGCTTTCATGCGGCACGATTGCATCTGGCATTACTTTGGCAACTTCGTCTGCCATCACGCCACGCTCACGTTTACCAAAAATGTCGTACTCATAAATACCAATTCCAAGTGGGTGAGTGCCAACTTGAACGATATTTGATTTCAATCGACGATCAGAGAATTTAGGTGCAAGCATTGCTGCTGAACCTAATGCGCTGAATAAGCCCTGAGTCATTGCATTGTTTCCCGCTTGCTGAATACCGTAGCGTGACATATCAGCCTGCCCTTGCGCTTGCGCTCCCGCAAAAGTTGGTGCTGGTGCAACGCTCGTACCCTGATAGCCTTGGAATTGAGGCAATTGAATCTGCGAGCCGCCCATAAGCCCAATGACTTCGTTAATCGGTTGCGCTCGTAATGCCATGTCTTGCGCCAGCTGCTGTTGCTGTGCCGTGTTTTGAAACTGAGCCTTGTTAAGACCTTGGCTAAATTGTGTGCCTTGGGTGGTCATTCCTTGACCGAAATTCTGACCCATTGCCGAGTTATACAATCCTGCGTTTGCTAACGCTTGGTTATAACCTTGCTGATTTGCAGACATATCCAAGTTAATGCCTTGGAGTGCCGCTTGGTTGTACAAATCGTTGATTTGTTGCGAACGATTTCGATACGCCGCGTCGTAGGCTGTTGTGCCAGGCGCCAGACCTTGGTTTGCTAACGCTTGCTTAAACGATGTATCCCCCGCCGCAATCGTAGGATTCAGACGTTGCAAAATCAAATCTTGTGCAGTCGTACCCGCATTGATGGGCATCTTTGCAATGCCGCTTGTATCAATGCCCGTCTGAGCGTTAAAATTAGCCGCATTTGGCACAGCGTCGTAACCACCAAAATTGCGCTGAATTTCAGTTGAAGTCGGCACGAATGGTCTTTCAAGCGTAGCCCGTGCGTTAGCAATGCCTGTTTCGCCAAGAGCCGCTAACGCAGTCTGCACACGTTGCTGCGAATCTAACGTCTGTTGCGCTTGCGGGGTAAGCGTGTCTGTGATGGTCGGTTGACCCCCGCCAGTCATAAAAGCGCTTGTCGTTGGTGCAGGCCCGCGTCGAGCTATTGCTGCGTCATAAGCCTGTTGATTAAATGTGCTTGTGCCAGGATCGGCTTGATCGCCCGTACCGCCGCCCGAAAAGCTGTAATAGTCGTTTCTGTTAACACCGCTGCCTGCGTTGTATTTTGCCAACGCATCGTTATAAGCGCTTTGGTCAAGTGTTGGAGCAGAATACGATACCGTTCGATTTCCAAACGGTGTAATCATGTTCGGGTTTGACATGACGTTTGATTCTCGCGCAGCAATCAGGTTGTCTTTACCTTGCTGCTTAGCTGCGCCAACGTAATCCGGTGTTGGTGGTGCTGCTGCTGACTTACCCATTTTCTACCCCTAGAAATCGGCAATTTTCTTGTGCCAATGTCAAAAATATAATATCGCCATCAAGTGAGGCATCTTTTAATCTTGCTTCTTCAGTAAAACCCATCTTAGTCACCAATTTTATGCTTTTGGAGTGATTGCTGACCACAGGCACAATAATCTTTTTACACTTACAAACATTAAACGGATAGTCAAATATTGCTTTTAAATACGCCTTTGTCATACGCCCTTCAATTGCTATGTGACAGAAAATGCTTTGCCGATTCCAATTTTCGTAAATCACGCCTGCAATTGTTACCCCATCTTTTTGTAAACCAATTGCACTTGATCCTTCTGCAAAGAACTCGCCTGCTATCCTTTGTGCAACCCAATGCCCTATTTCAGCACCTTGGACTATATGCCAGCCCAACCTTGTTGGTAAACAATGTCCGTCGATGCCCATAAAATAGTAATCCCCTGAGAGGCAGATTTAAACTGAGTTCCCGCGCAATATCCAATCCCCGTCACACCTTGCCAGTTGTTTGTGATGACGTTATCTTGCGCCCAATAATCAACATCCCATAACGCGGTGTCCCATTTAGCATAAATCTGTGGGCTAAAACTAAGCGCCGAGGTTGTATCTTCTAAATCAAAATCCATGTTTAAACCAATGAATATCGACGGCGAACCATTTGTAAATATTGACGGTCTAGCGCGAGTAAAATACTTTTTAACGCCACGCGCATCAAAATAGTTAAACGCTTGCAATGCGTAACCGTTTATGTCGCTCACATCGTCGGCAAAATTATCATCCCAAGCATGAGCGACAAATCCGTTACCACCCCAATACGGTTCATTGTTGTAGATTGTCCAACAATTAGAGTACTGACCCGTAAAGTTGCACCATGACTTTGTGATGTTATTCATTACATATTGTTGTTGCTGACCTTCAGCAATAGGAACATTTACAGTCAAAGCATTGTGCTGTGGATCAAAACTTATATCCCAACCAAACGTGCCGCCATATTGTTGCGTTGCAGCAGTAAATGCACCTTGAATCTTGTCTGATAATGCAATGCGTGGATCAAGTCTGGATGACTGTAGACTCGCAGCTAAAGGATATAGACCGTTGTAAGTGAGGATTAAAATGTCCCCGCCGTACTTCATCAGGCATCGTTTTCCAACGGGCTTACCGAGCCGCCAAACGCCCACTAGCGCCCATTTAGTTGAGTCTGAAGGGTCAGTACCAGACCAGACAATAACCTCTCCATTGGACGTTATAAACACTAGGTTATCGTCAACACCATAACCCGCATCAAGCGTCCACGTTGCAACCGAAACGAGATAACCGCCAAGTTGAGCAACCGAACTCATGTCAATTGCGGCAGCTGCGCCTGCAATACTGAGTGTTGGCAGATACCACGCTTTAAGCGTTGAGGCTTGCGTAAACCATACCTGATTCTTAAAAGTCGTGATGTTGCTTAAAGTGGTTGAAGTTACGCCAGTAATGACCGGATTTGTCCAAGTCGTGCCGTTGTAAAGTAACGGTGCGTCTACACCATTGACCGCATAAATGTAGCCGCCAGCGGGAGTTGTGACGTTGACAGATTCCCATTTTGCGTTAGTCAATCCTGTGACCACCGCAGCGCCTACCGCACCGCCACCTGTGCAGTCGTAAATCGCTGTGCCTGCAATAGCAAACAATTCGTCAGTCGCACCCGATGAGTACGATAAAAGCGTCTGCACTTGACCTGTGATGCCTGTTGAATATTGTGTGTATCCGCCACGCAACACTACGTTGTTTACCGTTGGAAACAAATTAGTTAGCTGAACGGCATCGAGCGTGTCCATGTTTGCAATAGAATCACGCACGTTCCAACCGCCGATAGGCGCTGGTAACGACTGGACACGAGCTGCCGTGCCTTGGATAAGTCGATTAGGCGCAAGCATTAGTTTGTCCCATACCCCGTGTCCGGAATGTTATCGTAGCCAATCAGAACTGTGCCTGGTCGTGGTGCAAACGACAAGTTAGCCGCCGACATATCCTGCGCCCGAACAATCTCAAATTCCTCAAGGTAGTTACGAAACATGGCTGTCGTATCAAATCCTTTGGCCTCAAAATACTTGAGCTTTGTAGCCAACACCATGAGTCGATCAGGATAAATACAAGTATCGGTGTCAACGGTAAATGAAGTCTTGACCGTGCCAGTTGAAGATAATGCCCAACCGTTTGATCGGTACTCGTAGCCCAAAAGCTCGTTAGTGGAAACGCCAGGCCAGATTTGAAAGTATTTTCCAAGCAAGCGCCAGCGAATCCGTGGGCCAGTCGAGATAAACCCTGAAAGCAGCCACTCCCATTGCTGTGGACTCTCTGGGCCTAGCATCTCCCAATGCTTAGATTTGTCCCATTGGGTGCGTGGCACGGTTGATTCGTAGTCTGAAGGTAAAGAATACTTCACCTTTTCAAAAGTAATTGAAGTGCCTGTGTACGTTCCTGTAGCTGGTAAATTGATTGTTACCTGAGTGCCTGAGTCTACAGATTCAATATAGGACGCATTTGAAATGCCGTTACCCACAACTTGATACGTTGTATCTAGTCCGGCAGTCGATGGAATGTTTGTGATTGTGTATAAATCTTCAACCACATCGCCTGTTGTTTGTGACCAAACTGTAGTGAACGTGTGTTGTTTGGTTAATTCACGCCAATCATGTTTTCGCAGAAACTCGTAACCAGCAGCGTTCATCAGCGCCAAGATTTGAATTACATCTTGGTTGCTGTTTGATGCCACAGCAGTTGGAGTTGATACACCCAATTCGTTTGTAACTTGGGTGACTAGCTGTAGCATCGTGGATGACATTTATTCCTCTTTTCGTGGCCTCCCAACCTTCTTTTCAAGCAACTGAGCCATCTGCGCCTTTAGTTCTTCAACTTCTTTGCGAGTTTTCTCAAGTTCGGTCTGACTAGAAGATTGGTTTTTAACTTGTAAATAACGCCTTGCCATCTCTCGCAAGCCTACAGCCCCCATGCCAATTCTTTGCAATTGATTATCGGTAGCGGTAGCCACTTGCTCAACGGTCTGAAACTTAAAGATTTGCAATTCTGCCATCTGCATATCATTAAAGTTCTCAGGATCGTCTTGTACCCATTGTTTCAGCGGCACACCAATAACTTCTGCGTTATTGTTTTGCATCTGAAAATGCAACCATTGGCGTGGGAACCTTTGTTTATGATCGTCCCGAACGGGTTGGTCAATAATCGTGGTCTTATCGCCTGGCACGATAATTCTAACAAACGGCTTTTCTTTGTACGGCTCTTTATCGTAAACGTAAAACTCAACGTGTAGGTGAGAATCTGCGTTTGAAATATCGCTGTCTAAAGCCAATTTATGCCCCTGTGATTGAAACCCATGTGGTTGCGGAAGTTGCTGCCAACAGAATTGTTTTTGCTGTTGCCACGGTGACGTTTGTTGCACCTGCGTTAATTGTACTATTGGTATCGTAAGGATAAATAGTAACTGTTTGTCCCGAATCGTTACGAACAATGACTTGTGCGCCCATTTCAGTTGGTGGCAATTTAACGCCAGTTGATGCTGCTGAAGTGGTAATCGTGTTATTTACGGCTGAAAGTTGCAAAGCAGTCGCTGCCGTTGTGCCTACAGCAACTAAGCCAACAGCGCCATCGCCACAAATGTTTGCAGCAGATAATGGCGAATTGCCTGAACCTTGAATTCTTGATGGAAATGCCATGATTGTCCTTTAAGTTAATTGCTCATCGCTTTTGCCATTTGGTGCAAAAGCCCATCGCCACATACTTCAATCGTAACATCATCAAAGCCTGCTACGACGTTCTGAAAATCTGTCACTTGCTGTGCCATCCACGGCGCACATTTGTACGTCACATCGTTAATCATAGCGTCAATTAGCCGATCTGCGTTATTACTTTCTTGTTTATAAGCATGATGCTCGCCATCTCGATAGCTCGAATCCATACCAAACAAGAAAATACGCTCAAAACCTTGTAACTTTGCCAATATCAACGACAAGATGCCAACAGTTGTAAAGCCGCCCATCAGGTGAACTGGTCGAGCTTTTTCATGCTCAAGCAGATCGTAGACGCCAGGCGTATTGGCGTGGACTAGCACCACTTTATAACCTTCCAACGCATCAAACACAGCCTCGTCGCATTGGCTCGTCATGTAAAACGTAGTCTTTGCATAGGGTTTTTGCACAAATCTCACGTTCTCAGGTCTTGCGTCAAGCATCACCATTGCGTCTGGAATAATGCCTTGCCTAACCAAATAATCGTAAGAACCGTTCATTGCCCAAACTTTAGAGCCGTTTTGGTGACGGACTTTCAACTGGTCAATCGTGTCAACCAGACTAGTCCCACCACCAACAAGGCATACGCTGCCTTGGCGTGACTCGTCAAAATCAAACCAAGGCAGCGACCTTTTTACGGATCGCTGCACATTGCCCAACAATACGTCAGGCTCTGTGTTTCCAACTACATCAAGTACAGCTTCAATCATTTAGGTGATTTGTGACTGGAGATGTG